TTTGGATGCAATTTGCATTATGTTAATCTCAAATATCGAGATGAAATCGCAAAAAGCCTTCTAAATAAATCAGCGCAAGGTGCTGTTGCTGTCCCTCCCAAGACACTACACAAATATCTTTACTCTGGAGTGCAAGGAACACCATACAGAATACCAGAAAAAGATTGGGTTGATGTGTCTCAATTACCAACCGAACGATTTGTTGATATGCGTGGTATTGTTGTTCCTAAACACAAGGTTTATAGTAAAAATTAATGGCTACAAAAAAAAGTCCACCATACAGTATTACTAGCACCACGGATGGTGGAGTATCATCATCAAATAAGTATGTAGCTGAATTTAATGAGCGAGGTAGCTTGTTAGCGATTTATAAAAAAGATTCCGTCGGAGATTTCAAAATTTTAGATCCCACCGCTGCTGAGTGGAGTGCAGTGGCGACTGCGAAAGGATCTGGATTTACTGTGCCTAATAGTTCTGAAGAAACTTTATTACAATATAATCAAAATAAACATAAAACCATTGGTGAATGGGAATCCTTGATCTCTATCGCGCCAGAATATTTGACATATCATAACGAGATTAAAAATAAAGAGGCCAACGTAGCGGCAATTCCGGCTGGGGATACGTCAGAGGGTGCGAGAGAAATTATAGCCACTCCACCAAGAGTTAGAACACCACAACAGTTCGCCAGCCCAGGTTCTCCCAGATACACAACAGAGTCTCTAGCCGCTCTTGCATATCCTTATGATATAGATATCACTCAAGATCATTTGCAAATCACCAGATATGAATATAAAAGAACTGGTGTTAATTTAAGTGCTCCTGGAGATTCTAATAAGTTATTAGGAAAACAAGTAGGCGAAACTGTGTTTCTTCCAATGCCAAAAGCTAGTGAAGCTGGCGGTGCAGAGTGGGGAGAGAGTAAAGTTGATGTTCTAGGTATTGGGGCTGCTAGTGTTTTTAAATTTGGAATGGATCGACTCGCAAATCTGACAACCCCTACAGAGTTACCCGATCCTAAAGCACCTGGTTTTAATGTTTCTAGTGTGATGGAGGCCATAAAAAACTTTCGAGGAAATGCTGGTGGAGCAGCGCAAATTTTAGGTGCCAGATATGCAAGTCAAGCTCTTGGCGCACTTGGTATCAGTATCTCTGGTGAAGATTTGATTACTAGATCGACTGGAAATGCGGTTAATCCAAACGCTGAACTGTTATTCAGAGGTCCGGTATTAAGAGATTTTGGGTTTAGATTCACCATGATTGCTAGAAGTGACAAGGAGGCAAAACAAATTAGAAAGATTGTTCGATTTTTTAAAGAAGGATCAGCACCCAAATATCAAAACGCAGCTTTTCTTGGATCTCCTGATATTTTTCAACTTAAATATCAACCAAAATCTGTATTGAATCAATTTAAACCAATGTCGTTAAATAAAGTAACGATTGATTATGCACCAGATGGTTATTGGGCTGCATACGAAGACTCTCATCCTGTCAGCATTGTAATGTCATTAGAGTTTAGTGAAATTGTCCCTGTTTATGATAAAGATTACGAAACTACAGATGATCTAACAGTAGGATTCTAAAATGTCATACAACAGACCCAACTCTTATTTTAGACAATTACCAGATTTAGAATATCCATCTCTGGCTAATGATCGCACGTCTGTCTATGACTACAATCGTGTCAAGAATATTTTTAAGAGAGGTGTTCTTCGTGATGATATTCTTGAATCTTTCATTACATTTGAAAAATATTCAATTCAAGGTGACGAACGACCTGATGTTGTCGCAAATAACTTCTACGGTGATGAGAGTCTAGACTGGGCAATTCTATTGGTTAATAATATTATTAATGTCAGAGATGAATGGCCAATGTCAAATCAAGATCTATTCAATTATTTGACTGAAAAATACACGGATCAACAATTAGCTAATATTCATCACTACGAGACTTTGAAAATTTTTGATGGCAAAAACAGATTGATTCAACCAGAGGGTATTTTTGTGAATAGCGATCACTCTATCACTTATCTTGATTCTGGTTCATTACAGACCGCCAGTAAAATTAAGTCTGTCACCTATCTACAACACGAAATTGATTTGAATGATAAGAAGAGACAAATCAACGTTTTAAAACCAGAATTCATTGAAATCCTAATTCGTGATAATCGTGAAATTATGCAATATCAACCATCTCAACAATATATTACGAAAACACTGAAAAAGACTGAAAATCCTCGTATTTTATCGCCAAGATAAAAGGGTCGCCTGAGCGACCCTGTGGCGTAAAAATGGCCAGAAATTTTTTTCCAACCTTTTTTGTAATTAAAGGTGAATTTCAGTCTTCAGCGAGACGGGCAAAGTAGGACAGGGCGTCCTCTTCGTCCTCATCAACGGGTTCTGACTTGAGAACAGGGAGACTGGGTTCAACAACGACGGTTTTACCCGTGCGTTCAGCTTCCCACTCTTCCTCTTCAGCGACAGTCTCGGGATCCTGATACTTAGGAACACCACGAACACCGAGAACGTAATCGAGACGCTTCTTCAGATCCTCATAGGACTTGAACTGTTCAGGCGCGACCAGTTCAGCAAGAGAATACTCTTGTTTCCACACGGTCTCCATCGCATCATCATCATCCAACAGAGCACCTGGGCGATCAAACTCGGAACTATCATAGTTCCAATAACCAGCAACCTTCTTGATCTTCAGTTTAAAGTTTGCACCTTGCCAGAAGTCAAAAGGATTGATGGGTGTTTCATCTTCAAACTCAGGTTGCATCGCAGCGGTGATCTTGTCGAAGATCTTTTTACCGAACTTGAACAGGAACACACGACCTTCGTTCGCAGTGTTAGAGGGATCCTTCACCACGTAGATGTTGGAGTAGTAAGACAGTTTACGTTTCTGTTTACGTGCAACCTCTTTGTCTGCATCGAGACCAGAGTTCCACAGTTGAGAGTTATACTCTGACACGGGATCTTTCTGACCCAGAGTGGTCAGAGAGTTCTCGATGAACCAACCACCAGGGCCTTGAAAGGCGTGAGAATAGACTTTCGCCCATGGTAGTTCTTCACCCTCAGGAGCGGGAAGAAAACGAATGACAGCGTAACCATTACCAGCTTTATCAACTTCAGGTTTCCACAGGCGGTCATCGACACCACCCGCACCCTTATTCATTTTTTCCACCTGCTGCACCAATTTTGCAGTCAGAGAACCAAGAGTAGATTGTTTTTTAAGATTTTGAAAAGACATAAGATTTAAACGGATTTGGCTTGTGTTGTAAGCACCCCTTCATCATACTAGGTATCATCGGGGGTGTCAAGGGGTTCTCTAAGTTTTTTAAGTGTATCTTTCATTTGATTAAATACATCTTCAACAGATGAACTTGGGGGCATTCCCAGTAAACATAAAGATCTACGCATATCTTCTACAATCTCCTGAGCCTTCATGTCGTCTGACAGTTTCATCCGAAGATACATCAGGTATTGTTTTTCTAAAAGTCTCTCTAAAAGGGTGAGTTGATTTTCCTGTTCCTCATCGTTCAGAAAAGAGAATCGCATGAAGCCTTTCTGCAGTTCTACTTGCAAGGCTTGAATATCTTTGAGACCCTCTTGCACAAATTCTGATCTAAAAAAATCACTCATTGTATCGCTATTCCTCTTAGGATTTTTTTGTATTTGTTGATGTCAATACTATTTAACAGAAATGGTCTATACTTGTCAAGCTTCAAACTGATGGTTTTCCACACAAAATCATCCAGTTTTCCGTCAAATCTTTTCTTATATTCAACCATTGCATCGAGTAAAATCATTGACTCGATTGACACATTTTTCTTCAGATGTTCCTTGACTAGAATTGGGTGTTTACCACTTTCACACTCGAACACAGAGTTGAAGTCAATCCCATTCAAAAGTTTTTCCATCTCTTGTCGAAACAGATAACCAAGACTCTGCACTTTCTTTTGCCAGAACTGATACTTTTCATCACCAGTTTGAATGATCTCTCCTATCCAGACTCTCTGAGGATCATCACACTGGGAGAAGATGGCGGTAAAGTAATCTACAATCTCCTCGTCTTTTCTTTGACGAGACATTTTTTCAAAGAAATATCGATCCTTTCTCTTGTTAAAAGAGGCGACAGATGCATTAGTTCTGCCGCCATATTTAAAGTAATCAAATGTATCTTTGGTAAAATGATTTTTGAATGCTAGATACGTTTTATAGCAATCAAACGCAGTCATAATGGAAGTCGAGCACGAGATGTTTTCTTCAGAAAATTAAGTTCCATGGCTTCCC